CGAGCAATTCCATTTCGTCGAGCACATGGTTGATCGAATGCTGGATCGTTGGATGTGAGCGCACACCACCGGCCCATTCGGGTTCGTGGATGTGGAGGATGGACTCCGCTGGCATGTCGCGGGTTTTTCCGCTGTCCTCGATCACTCGATAGAAAAGCGGAGCGCCGAAAGGATCGAGGCCGACGCCATCGACGGTGTCCTTCGATCCAAACAAGTCACCGATGCGATGGCTTTCGAGCAACTGGATGCGCGGTTCGCCCTGAGCATCGCGGGTCTTGTGGATGAAGTATTCGCCGTCGATGTCCATGCCCCGGCAAACGAGCGCCTGGCATTCCTCGAAGGAAAACCGCCGCGTCACCTCGCAGCGAGCAGACCAGAGCGCGAAGTATGCTTCGGCGGCCCGGTTCCATTCTGGCTTTTGCGATTGTGCCTGAACGCGGATTCCGTCGCCGGTCGAGTAAATCGCCATGTTGGCAACCAACTCGCGCACGAAACCCGAGTTCTTGTGCATGTATCGCGACTTGCGAACCAGCTCGGTGCGGATCGTGGAAGTCAGTTCGTTGCGGGAATCCGTCGGCGCGGCACCGGGCACCGATCCACGGCGAGGCGACCAGTTGGCTGCCTCAAACGGCGAACCCCATGCTTTCGGGACAAGCACGGGGGGCAGCAACAGACAGGCGATGGATTTGAGTCGTGTCATTTCGGCAGGTAGCCGGAGATGAAGGAGGCTGCGGCAATCCGGGGTTTGCCGTAGGTGGCGGGATCAAGAACTCGAAGCGCATGGCCGCACTCCTCAAGAACCTGATCGACCGGCATGGTGAACTGCTTCGATGCCGAACTGCCCGCCTCGTTCCAGGTCATGAGGGTCTTGCCTTCGAGCAGGAATTCCTTCGCTCGCTGCTGAATGGCGAGAACCTCGGAGATCGTGAATCCGGTGATGAAGAGTCCGCGGGCCATGGATCAGTTGCCTTTCCAAGTGGCGTTGCGTCCCCGCGTGTCGATGTGGACGAAACCGGACGATGGATAGATGCCGAGACCTCCGGTGAACTTGCCCGCCTTGCGCCATTCAAGCAGACGGTCATAGACGCGCTGCGGACTGATGCCGTCGATGGCGATGTCGAGTGCCGTAAACTCAAGATGCTGACTGAGCGGGGCACCGCCGACCGTCTTGTTGTAAGCCGGGGCGCGATACGAACTCAGGATGCGGCACGGCTTGCCGAATGATTCGCGAAGTTCGCTAACGATGCGAAGCGTCGGGACGATGTTCTTCCACAACCGCCTCGGCGGCGGGCTGTTCTTCACGCCGTTTCGCTCGCGGGCGAAGTAGTTGGTGAACTCGCCCGCGCCGAAGTGGCGAAACCCCTGGGCCGCGAACCATTCATTGAAAGAGTTCATGGCTTACTTGGAGGTGCGAGGTTCGACGACGATCTCGAAGCGGCCGTCCGGATGAACGGTAAGCCGTCCGTCCTTGCTGATGAATTCACCGCTAATTGCGGGAGGCGTGGCGCACGAGGCGAGAAACGGAACGGTCAGCACCGCCATGGCGAAGCAGAACAGCCCGACCTTGAACGATTTGTTGGGCTTGCCGTCGTCGAAGAGGTCGCCGAGAACGACAACGAGTTCCTTCAATGCCAGCGCGGCGGGACCAGCGATGAGCAGGTATTGCGCCTTGTCCGCGTCGAGCAGATTGGCGAAGCCCGAGAGGTCAATCGCGGCCATTGTGGTGAGACCGGAACCAAGGAAGGTGAGGAAGCGGAGGATCGTGACGGTTTTCATAACTCCCCGTCCGGGGTGTCAACCGGGGCGGCGGCGATGGACTCCCGTCCGACGATCTTGAGCATGGTAGCGGCGGCGGCCTGTTCCGCCTCGCAGTCGAAGTAGTGGTTCGGTCGCGAGCCAATCTGTTTCCACATCCACTGGCCCTTTTCCTTGATGCGTTGCTCGCTTTCCAGTTGGGCGAGATAGTCGTCGTCGATGTCGTCCGGCACTTCCCATGTCGGCCCCTGACTTGGATCCTGATTGCGACGCAGGCGGGCGAGCGTGTCCTTGATGTTGAGGTTGCTCCAGTAGTGAACATGGCAGTGTTGGCGATGCGACAACACCACCTTGCGCCTGGGCGAGTAGAACCGCTGGACGGTTTTGCCGTCGCGTCCCTTGTGCGGATAGACCGGGCGACGGTCGCCAATGAGCGCCACCCAGCCACGCTTGGCGCATTCTCGATAGACGTCGTAGGTCGCATAGCCGGCGTCGAGAAACACGAGACTTGGATGCACCTCGAAGCGTTCCTGCAACACGTCGATGTCAGTGAAGGTCAGGATGCGCTCGTTCCACATGAGGCGGCTCGATCCCTCCGCCGACCACGAGCGGACAACGACGAACAGGTGATCCATCTGGCAGTCCACCGTGATGAAGCGCAGCGGGATCAGGCCGGTGCGCTCGGGCAGCGGCGCGGCTAGGATTTTGCCTGTCTTCGGATCAATCGCACCCTCTTCCTCCCACGTCTCGCCGCGCTTGTAGCCGGATTTGACGATTTCGAGTTTGTAATCCTCGACGTATTCCCGCCATGGCAGACCGAGGCGTTTTTGATAGAACTGTTGCAGCAACGATACGTCACCTTTCCGCGCCGCCGCCTTCGCTCGCAGATAGAGTTCAGCGAGTTGCCCCCAGCTCATCGCGCACAGGGCGTTCCAGTGAAAGCCGACGTTCTCTTTCGATGCCTTTGGATTCTTGGCAACGAAGGCACCGGTGGCATTCAGTTCGCGCCGGGTGCGCTCGCCGTCGTTGAAATAGTGGTTGCACGATTCGCATCGCATCGCGGCGGTGCGCCGGACTTCATCGAAATCCCATTCGCCTGATTCATCGCGGGCCGACTTGCTCCACTCCACGCACTCCCACTTGAACGGCTGACGGTGATGGCACTCCGGACAGGCGAACGTCCATTCACGCTGGTCGGTCATCTCGAATTTGCGGTGGGTGTCGTCGTCTTCCTCGCCGCCCTGACTCATGAAGATGCACTTGCCCAGCCAGCCGAAGGCGGTGACCCGCGCCTCGGCTTCCGCCATGTGACCTTGCGGCCAGCGCCAGGTTTCATCGCCGATCAACCAGCGGATCGAACGGCGCTGGAGGTTCGTCTTGTTGTGCGCTCCGAGAATCCAGAGCGTCATGCCGTTGTTGAACTGGATCGCGTTGTTTTTCCGCTTGTGGCGGTGAACACCGGTGGGCATGAGCCGTGCGACCGGCTGGCACTGGTCGAAGAGCTTCTGCAGGCGCGACTCGGAATAATCGCGGGCATCCTCGTCGGTTTGATCGAGCCAAAGTGCGGGTCCCGGCAGGTTGGAAATAATGTAACAGAGCGTCAGCTCCGGGGCGGTGGTCTTGGATGACTGAACGGATGCGATAATCGAAACCAGGCGGATGCGTGGATCGACCAGAGATTCCATGACCTCGCGAATCCACGGCGAGTTGTCCGAGCGGAAGCGCCCCGGGTTGGGTGAATACGGAATCGCCTCGATGTGATCCTCACACCACTGCCAGGCCGGCCTCCGGTCGGGCGGTTGCCATGCCTCGCGCCAGATTTCCTTGAGAGCATTCATGATTCGTGGAGGCAGCGCAGAACTTCGTCGATGGCGCGGCGGCATTCCCGCTGGATGCCGGTGGCGTCGAGACCGGAGAGCACGGGCGGAAGCTCATTCTCAAACTTGGCCCGCAGGATGGATGTCGCCTGGGCGACCAGACCGATCCATTCCTCACGGACTTTGGTTAGCGCGACGTATTCGCCCTTCTTCACCGCGATGCGCAGCTCCCGCTCTTCAACTTCTGCCAGAAGCTTTCGGGCTTTGAGCGCCTCCTCGTTGCCGACCGGCACGCGTCCGGCATTCAGTCCGCGGATACGGACGAACTCGCGCCAGTCGGCCACCGGCCAGAGTCCGTTGGAAAGCGCCTTGGGTGCGCCTTCCATCTTTTGCCAAGTCGTGAGCGTGCGCCGGGAAACTCCAAGGGCGGCGGCAAGTTCCACGAGTGTATTGGTGTAGGCGAGCGTTTCCGCGCTGCCGGCCGCCCGCGATTCGATGCGGGCACGCTCGGCTACCGTGAGAGGTTTGCCCGCCGCGACCTTCTTGACGATATTCTGGAAGTCGGCATCGAGGATCTTGCCCGCGACTTCAGGTGAAAGTTCCTTTTGCTCCACGGCGATACAGCCGTGTCAAATCAATGTTTCTTCGTCTTGTTCGCTTGTTCTAGCAGGTTCCCTACCGCAGATAATAGTTGACTTGCTGCATCTTGTCGCAGCTTTGCTTTCTCCTCTTCTTCTGCTCTTAGCGACTCGGCTATCAAATCGGCAAGGCCCTCCGGCGAGGCGGCATCTGAGGGCTCACACTGTTCTTGGAGTGTTGCAGCAAAGGAGTCGATGTCCGGTTTTTGAGATTCCACATCAAGAGCCCAGCTATTTCCACTTTCATCTACTTGACGGATGACATTTCGATTGTTCCTCTCAATGAGAACGTAAAAGCTGTGAGGCTTTTTGTTATTCTTATCGTAAACAGCCGCCGACATGAGAGCTATACCTGATGAGTCTTTAACTGTCACCGGAAAATACTCGAAGATGAAAACGGAGATACCCAAACTGATGTCTCTTCTGTTCCATTTGCCGGCCAGATTTGGGCGCATAACATCGTGTCGAAAAAAATTCTCTGTATCACAGAAAAATTTTGGAGCTAACCGATGGAAGGCATCTTGATAATTAAACTTAGCTGTAATCCCGGAGTTACCACCCATAGTTGATGCAATTTGGTTTCTCTTGGATGGAGAGGAAATCCCCTTTTTCTTAAACAAGCCCGAAAGGTATTTGAACATAAAGCGCTTTTAGCTAGAGACTTGCGTGCTGTCAAGCGAACGGTTTCAGAGGCAGTTCGGCAAAAACGAACTGCTAGGCTATTGCTTCACCGCCACCCATCCGGCGAAGTTCAGATGCCGCCAGAAGCAATCGACCGAGGTGAAACCTTCCTGATGGAGAAGTTCCTCGTTCCAGCGGGCGGTGACGGGAACCAGCACGCCTTCCAGCGACATCCGCTTGCGGTCGATCTGACTCTCGGAATACCCGTTCTCCCGCTTGATATTGAGGAAGAGGTTCACGAACGCCTCATCGAGCTTGGCGGTGGCACCGAGAACCTTTTCTACCAGGATGAAAGCTCCACCGGGGGCCAGCGACTCGAACACCCGTCGCACGATCTGCTGGCGGTATTCGATGGGGGTGAATTGCAGGGTGAGCACCGAGAGCACGAGGCTGGAGGTCACACCGGGGAACTCGTGGCGCAGGTCGGCAGACTGGATGCTGACGCGATTGCTGTGAGGGTGATAGTTGAAGTTTTGACGCGCTGCCTCAATCATTGGATCGCTGATTTCCAAGCCGATGTAATCGTTGGCCGCGCCGAAGTTGGAGACGAACGGAAGCAGCGCCTGGCCGCGGGAGCATCCCATGTCGATAATGGCGGTGTCGGGTTGTACGAAGCGCCGGCCAACCTCGAAGGTCACCATCCGCATCGCGTTGTATTGCGGGATGCTCCGCTGGAGCATATCGTCGAACACGGCGGTCACTTCCTGATCGAACTGCCAGGCTCCGCGTGGAATCACCTCGTCACGTTGGGCTTCACTCATGCCCGCGTGGCAGATGTCAACGCGGCAACCGCTTCACGATCCGAGTGCCCTCGGTCAGGCAGGTGCCTTCCGTCGTCACCCAGAAGCACGGGATTGAGAACCGAGCATACATCTCGCGGGTCCGTGGATTGCTCTCAATCGCGATGTAGCGGGCGTCATCGCCATGAATCGGGAACACGTCTCTTTTCAGTAGATGTTCCTTGATCGCGGGTGGATTCCACCATCCCTTCGGCGCGAAGCACGCATCTTGGGGACGCCATCCGGTTTGCTCCTCGATGCGGTCGAGCGTCTTGATCGTCCAGGTTTCCGGGCGGGCGGTGATAAGAACGACCGTGTGTGGCCGGACAAGCTCAACGAGCCACTGGCGATATTGCTCGTTGGCCAGGCGCTTTTCCATGCGCTCGGGTGTCGTGCCGTGCTTGGGCGAGTTCGCCACCAGCGTGTAGTTGAGGTCTAGCAGGATGATCATAGGGTAATCTGAAGACGTTGGGAGAAAGAGTCCATGGCGCATTGCGCGAGTTCCATGCGGGTGCCGTCCGGATAGGGCAGGTTGAATTCAAACTCGATGGCCGCACGCAGGCGGGCTGGATCGACGGGACGTGCCGACGCACAGGCCGCGTTGATGTTGTTGGAAAAGTCATCGACCTTCACCGAGCGGAAGAACGGGCCGAAGAGATCACGGAACTCCGAAACGGTGTGATACTTCTGAACCTTGGGTTTGTCCTGAAAATCACCGATGCGAATTCCCGGTTCGTAGTCGAGTCTGAACGCGATGTTGCCAGCGTTGGATTCATTCATGAACGCCTTGCCGTTGACCTGCCGCCAGCCGGATTCCCCCGCGGACGATGCGCATGCATAGACCTTGGTGAACGGCTTGCACAGGGCGGCGCAGAGGCAGGCGATGTGCTCGCGGTCTTCACGGAACGGCACGGAATTCAGCACGCTTGCAATGAAGATGCTGGTCCACTCCTTGCCCGCCGCCACTTCCGCAAGGAATGCGCGTGCCAGTTCCACGCTCTCCGCCTTGTTGATGCCCCCTGGTCCGAGCCGGTAGGGTTCGAACGGCGTGCAGTCGATACCGGCCTGGCGCAGGAGGAAGGTTTCCGTCAGGTGGCCGGCACCGAAGTCGAGAATCGTCGAACCATGTTCCTTGGTCCAGCGGGTCCGGTCGGATGCTTTGCCGATGTCGAAGTCCTTGCATGGTTTCGCGCCGTGCGTGGCGAAGACGAATCCGTTGCCAAGCTCGCGCCTCACCCGCCGTGCGCGGCGGAACGAATTAAAGCGGAGCATGTCGGCATAGCGCGTGTGGATGTCGAAATCCATCGAGAGCAGATTCATCATGGCCCGGGCGAATTCAGCCTCCTCTTCGGTGACGAATACGACCGGCGCGAATGCCGCACCTTTCTCTGCCAGCATTTCCAGCCTGCCTATGCCGTTGATGACCGTGAGATCCTCGCGGCAAACGATGGGCATGAGGATGCCGTGACGATGCAACGTGCGGGCGAGGTTGCGGGCATACTGAATCCAGCGGCCCGAGTTCACCTTGCAGAGATCCTTCACGCTCACTTCCGCGGGCTTGAGGCAGCGCAGGAAACCATCGCTGCCGACCTCCTTGTCGGGGATGCGGGCGGCGAGCGCCTCGATGTCCAGTGATTGCAACTCACTGGTGACCCTGCCAGGCGTGCTGTTGAAATCGAAATCATTGGTCGCCCGGTTGAAGACGATGTTGAGCGCCTTGCGCTGGTCGAGGTCGAGCGCCTTGGTCCTTGATACGGGAACGTGCGTGGCACCCATGCGCGATGCGACGAGGTGGCGCTGGTGGCCGGAAAGAATCTCGCCGTCCGAGTCGGCGAAGATCGGCGCGATGAAACCGAGCTTGCGAAGCGACAGTTCAATCAGGTCAAGACGCTCGGCAACTGCCGACCTTGGGTTGTAGGTCGATGGTCTAACGGCGTCAATGGATTCGAGGGTGATGTTCATAGTCCGAGGCGGCTGCGGATTTCGTTGAGCACGCTTTCCTTGTCGAAACCGGCGTCTTGTTTCACGCGGTCGCACCACGCGATGAATTCTTCCTGAGTGATGCGGAACCGATAGAGCCCGACCGCAACCGTGACGTCGCTCTTGTCGAGTTCTTTGTCGTGGCGGTCGTCGTCATCCTCGTCATCGTCATTGCCACCCGGATTGAGCAAGCCCTCGATGTCGGCAGGCTCAAAGCCCGCGAGGATCGTATCGAAGTCGATGGCCTTCCACTCGCTGGCGATTTTTTCGAGTTCGTTGAGATCGACCGTGGAAAGTTCGGCCAAACGATTGTCTGCCACCAGCACGGCAAGTTCATCGTTCTCGCTGGCGAAATCCTGATAGTCCACCGGCACGACTTCCGCGCCGAGGTGCTTGGCAGCCATCAAGCGGCCGTGACCGGAAACGATCAGGCCGGTGAGATTGGAAACGGTGATTGTCTGCCGCCATCCGAAGTAGCGGATGTTTTTGGCGAGCAGTTCAATCTGCCGCTGCGGGTGGGTGTTCGGGTTGCGCGGGTTGGGCTTCAATTCGCCCACCGGCACGAGCTTGTCGAAGCTGCACCAGACTTCGATGCCATTGGCGAGTGTGCGGGCTTTGGGAGAATCATCCGTCATCGTCGCTTTGGATGGTGTCAACGGCATGGGTGACTTGCGCGAGCAGGGGGAGGATTTCCTTCCACGCATCCGGCGGGCACCATCCGAGGGCGAACCATTCGCGGCTGCCGGCCACGTCGCGCCATTCCACGGTGACCGGTGTTTCCCGTCGCATGTCCGGCGAGCGGTAGCGGAAGACGGCGCGGGCGAGACGACCGCTGCGGTCGAAGGTGATCTGATGGATTCTCGCCTTCATGACAGCCCCTCCGCATCCAGCCAGGATTCCAGATCGGCCAGTGCGGCCCGAACGCATCCGCCGCTGCCCACCGCGATCCGCAATGACGTCTGTTCATCGACCGGCCAGTGGCGGCGGAGCATCGTGGCGATTTCCTCAGTGGACGGAGCAGCGAGCTTGATCGACTGGAAGCGTGTCTGGAACCGCTCGGTGAGCAGGTCGAGTTGCAGGTTGCTGGTGCCGATCACGGCGCGGCCTGGTGGCAGGCGGTCGAGGTAGCTCAGGAGTAAGTCCTGTGCGTCCCGCGTGCAGCGGTCCATTTCGTTGATGATCTTCACCGAATAGACACCGAACAGCGAGCAGACACCGAGCGTGCCCATCCACTGCTTGACGGTTTCGACGGTGACGAGCTTGCCGTTGTATTCCTCGATGGCGAAGCGCGTGCCGGATAATGCATCGGCTACCATGTCGGCGATGCTGGTCTTGCCGACACCCGGCGGGCCGTAGAGTAGAATCTTCACCGGAACGGCAGGATCACCGTGGAGCTTGCGCGCCTTGGCGACGAGTCGGCGTGCGACGGTGGCGGCGGGGCCGCAGAGGTCATCGGGTCCGGTAGGTCGCCACGCCAGAGGAGAGCTTGCGGGGCACGGTGTAGGGTTCGGCAGAATCTTGAAGAGTTGTGACATGGGGATCTTGGTTGGAATTGGTGATGGCCCTGGCGACGGCCACCGCGCCCTTGCGGTAGAGGGTGACGGCGAGTAGTTCGCCATCAACGATCACCGACCAGTAGCGCGTGGCGTAGCCATCGGGTTTGCGGTATTTTTCGACTGCGACCTTCATCAGAAGTTGTAGTCGTGGAATTGGCGGCGGCCGGGAATGACCGGCTCGCCGTTGGTGGTGCGGTCGGAGTAGTGGCAGACGGTCGCGCCACCTCCGACGGCAGGTGTCCAGTCGGGTGCGCTCATTTGCCCCAGCCCTCCCTCCGACTGCGGGTCTTGATTGAGTTGGGGGACAGTCCGAAGTGCTCGGCGGTCTGCTTCACGCTGCGGCATTCGAGCCAGTAGGCTTTCACCTGCGACCACTGTTCGTCACCGTGGCCGGGATTGCCGACCTTCTTCGCGGGCTTGGATGCCTTCGCCTTGGGTGGCGTGGCCTCCGCAGGCCTTGGTTCGGGCTCAGCCGCGTCAGCGAACGCGTCGTAACGTCCCGGGCTGGCCTCGGGTTCTGGACGGGTGAGTGGCACGACGTTCGCGGCTGGCGTGACATTGCCATCGCCCCCGGCGAGGATTTCCGCGACGATTTCACGGATCAGTGGCACCGGGATTTCGGTGATGGTGAAGACCAGTCCGTTGAGCGTCTTGCGCCCGAGGGACTGCTTGAGGAATTTCAATGCCTCGCCGCGTGTGCGGCCCTGATAGCGACCTTCGAATACGTTGGTTTCCTTGTCGTCGCAGACGATGTAATACAGTTTGTTCATGGTGGTGTTTGGTTATGGTTTGGGGTTGGTGACGTTGCCGTCGGTGTAGATCCGGACGCTGAACACCAGCAGTCCGGTGGGAGTTTGCTTGGCGAAATCGGCGCGGAACTCGCGGGCGTGGATTCCGGCCATCGGATCGACTGGCAGAATGCGCCTGGCGGTGAAGCCGTTCTTCTCAAGTCCGCGAATGCTTCGCTGCATCGCTTTATTCAGATGGATGTTAGGAATAGATGCTGTTGTCATAGCATCCCTCATCTGCCCGTCTGATCGGGCACGTCCATGTCTTTTTTCGTCTTTCTGTTGGATGGTTTTCATGATGGTAGTGGGCGGTTGATTTGGATGGTGCGACCCTTGG